GATCATGACGCAGCAGTCGCGCGGTCGCGACTACGCCGATCTGCTGATCATGTCGCCGCAGCACTACGCGGCCTACGACGCGGCGACCGTCGCGATCCAGCGGCAGACCAACGAGACCTCGCTTGGGAAGCTGGGCTTCACGGCGCTCGAATACATCGGAGGCGGCAAGCGCGCAGAGATCGTGCTTGACGGCGGCATCGGCAGCAACATGCCGGCGGATACGACCTTCGGTCTCAACACCGACACGTTCCGTCTGCGCTACCACCCCGACCGCAACTTCGACAAGTTGTTCAGCGGGGACGGACAGATGCCAATCGACAAGGATGCGATTGCTCAATTCATCGGATGGATGGGCGAGCTGACCATGACGTCGAGCCTGTTCAACTGGCGCTTCCGGGACAGCAACCCGGCGGCGTAACCGACGCGGTTTGCGGCGGCGGTTTAACCCTTTTCGCCGCCGCGAGACCGGGGCCGCCGTTGATCGTGTGACAAGCCTCTGCGGCGGCCTCGGACCAAAAGCGACACGCATGTCGGTTTTGGTTTCATGTGAAACGCTGGAGCAAATGATGACGCCTGATGACGCTCTTTTGGTAATCTTTCGGATCATCCCAATCCTGAACGACGCTAAAACCCTGGAGCAGGGCCGCCCGATCTACGACGACGTCGAGCACTGCGAGATACGCGGTCCAGGCTCGCGCAACAACACGATCCAGCCGGCGATCGCGATGTCGCACTGGATCACCGACCCACTGACCGGCGGGCAGCGTTCGATCACCTACGCCGAACGCTTCTCGCGTCAGTACCGACAATTCAAGGAGCACGCGACGCAGACCAAGAGCGGCACGCCGCTCGATCATGTGCCGTTCCTGACCGAGGCGCGCCGCGCCGAGCTGCGCGCGCTGAACATCTACACGGTCGAGCAGCTCGCCCTGGTCGATGGGACCGAGCTGAAGAACCTCGGCACTGGCGGGCGCGAGTTCAAGAACGCCGCGCAGGAGTACCTGTCCGACGCGAAGCGCAACGTGCCGAACTCCGTGATGCTCGCCGAGCTGGAGGCGCTGCGCGCGAAGAACGAGACGCTGCAGGAAGACCTCACAGCGGCGCGGCGCGCCGTACCTGCCGACAATCGGTGGGACGACATGACCGACACGCAGCTCGCCGAGATGATCAAGGCGAACACCGGGCACGCGCCGCAGGGTGCGCCGAACCGCAAGACGTTGGAGCGGATGGCGGCCGACATGCGCAGGCCAGGGTGATCCATGTCGCTGTTGACGGTGGTGCAGGACGTTTGCGCGGTGGTCGGCGTGCAAAGGCCGACCACCGTGTTTGCGAGCATCACCACCAACCGCACCATGTTCGAGATGGCGACGCTCGCCACCGAGATGGCGCAGCGCATCGCCTACGATCTACGCGAATGGCGGCAGATGAAGACGTCGACCTCGTTCATCGGCGACGGCGTCAAGGACCCGGCGACCGGCGTCGTGACCGGCACGTCGGCGTTCAATCTGCCGGCCAACTATCAGCGCATGCTGCTCACCGCCGAGGTGTGGAGGAGTACCTCGACGCAGCAGCCGATGCTGTTCATTCCCGATTATTCCGAGTGGCTGCGCCGCCGCGCCGCGAACGAGGAGGACGCCTGGGGCGAGTGGACGCTGCAAGGCAACCAGATGCTCATTCACCCGATCATGATGGGTCCGGTCGCCGAGCAGCCGGGACCGCCGGTCGTGCCGGCTGTGCCGGGCGTCCTGGCGACGTTCGCCTACCTCGACAAGAATTGCGTCGTGCTGAACGGCGGCGGCCTGGGCGACCGCTTCGTGAACGACAACGATGCGTTTCGCCTGCCCGAGCGGCTGCTGAAGCTGGGCATGACGTGGCAATGGAAGGCGCAGAAAGGGTCGCCCTATCAGGAAGACCTCGGCACGTATAGCGACGCGCTGACCATGCTGATGGGTTCCAACAAGCCGTCGCCGATCTTCGCCGGCAGGACGCCGGTCAGCTGGAACGCCAGGGTCGCAGTGCCCTGGCAGGCTGGCTGGGGTCGGTCGCCATGAGCAGCCACGTCGCATTCCGCCGTCAGGCGCTGCCGCAGCAGTACGCGCAGAACCTCAAGACGCATACGCTGCCGGCTCCCACGCGGGGCATCGTGCAGCACGAGAACGAAGCTTACATGCAGCCGGGCGGCTGCATCGTTTGCGACAATTGGTTCCCGACCATGCGCGGCGCGAAATTGCGCGGCGGCTGCGTCCGACATTGCGATCTGCATGCGCTCGATGGCCCGGTGCCGCCGGTCCCTTCGGCATCGCGCCAGTCAGTCATCAGCATGTTCGAATACACCTACGGCAGCAACGTGCGCATCTTTGCTGCGCAGCAGACCAAGCTGTTCGATGTGACGGCGCCGACCCCGGTCCTGGTGAAGTCCGGACAGACGAGCGGCAACTACGCCACGGCGCAGATGTCGAACTTGAGCGGTAATTACCTGATCGCGGTGAACGACACCGGACAGCCTCCGCTGCGGTTCGATGGCACGACATGGCTGACGCTGGATGCGAGCGCGCCATCGGCTGATCAGATCAAGCACCCGACGAGCGGTCTGCCGATGACCGGCCTGACGCACGTCTGGAAGTATCTCAGCCGGCTGTTCTTCGTGGAAGGCAACACGATGAACCTCTACTACCTCGACATCGACAGCATCGCCGGCACGCTGAAGAGATTTCCGCTGTCGGGCGCGGCGACGAGGGGCGGCAGTCTGCTCTTCGGAGCGAACTGGTCGGTCGATGCGGGCGACGGTCTCGATAACAAGTGCGTCATGGCGACAAATCTCGGCGAGATACTGCTGTTCAGCGGCACCGACCCGTCGAGCGTGGCGAGCTGGCGGCAGGAGGGGCGCTACGACGTCTCGCCGCCTCTCGGGAAGAACGCGCACACGCTGATCGGCGGCGATCTGATGATCCTGACGGTCGACGGCATCGTTCCGCTTTCGCAGGTGCTGACCAAGTCTGCCGGGCAGCTCGAACTCGCGATGGTGACGCGCTCCATCAAGCCGATGTGGCGCGAGGAGGTTACGCTCAAGCGCACGCTGCCGTGGACGATCAAGAAGTGGGACGAGCAGGGGATTTTCCTCGTGACGTGGCCGGGCGGGTCTCCGGGCAATCGCTACTGCGCGGTGGCGAACAACGCCACGGGCGCCTGGGCGCGCGCGGTCGGGTGGGATGCGCTGTGCTTCGCGCGTCTCGGCGCCGATCTCTATTTCGGCAATCAGGACGGCATCGTCATGCTGGCGAACCGCACCGGCAAGGACGACGGCGCGCCCTACGTGGCGACCTATGTCGGCGGCTGGGAAACCTTCGGTCAGCCGGCTGCGGAATTCGTGTGGCATCAGGCCCGCGCGGTGTTCTCGACCGGCCAGCCGTTCGAGCCGTTCGAGCCGCAGCTCACCGCGACGGTCGACTACGAGGTCACCATCCCGCCGCCGCCGCCGCCCGGCGCTGATCCCGGCCTGCTGGAAGTCTGGGACCAGGGCAAGTGGGACCAAGCGCACTGGGACCAGCCCGGCGTCACGCGCGCGCCGATCCGCAATTCGATGTGGCAGTCCATCGGCATGACCGGCTTTGCGCATGCGCCCATCGTGCAGGTGACGGTCGCTCAGCAAGCGCCGCCGAACGTCGAGATCATCGCCATCACGGCGACGTTCGAGCCGGCTGGCGTGAACGTGTGAGGTAGGCAAATGGCACGCCCGCAATTTCCGATCCGCCGCAGCGTGACGCGCGACATCGTCGAGCAGTCGCTTGATCCGACGACCGGCAGCTACGATCCAGCCGCGCTGCGCGCGCAGGTGTGGGGCGGCGACTACGATCCGAAAGCACGCCGCGATGCCATCGCGCGCGCGATACTGGCACAGACTGCAGCGCAGTCGTCGCGCGACAGCAACATCACGCCGTTCCCGGTCGGCAGAGGTGGCGACAGCAACGTCGCGAGTGCGGACGCGATGGGCGTTGCCGGCGGGTTCTCGCCGGGAGCTGGTGCTGGCGCGTCGCAGCCCGGTGATGCGTCGTCTGTCGACGTGGGTGCGTTGTTTGGCGCGAACACGCCGGACTTCAATCAAGGGCAACCGACAGATACGGTGTCCGAGACGACGGACGACAGCGCCGATCCCGACACCCAGGCCGCTGCCGACGCGGTCTCAGGCGCGCTCTCGGCGATGAGCGCGCTGGGCGATCCTGCCGCGCCCGGCGGCGCGATGACTCCCGGCGGCGCGATGACGACATCGAATGCCTCGATGACAACCAATGACGATACTGCGGGGGCGGTCGTCGGTGGACCATTCGGCGGGCGCGGCGGAGAAGGCCGGGAAGGCTTCGGGGAAGGTGTCGCCGACCCCGCTTTGGGCTCTCCGAGCTTTACCACGCCCGACCCCGGGTATACCAGCGTGAGCCCCTTCGGTCGCAGCGGCGACGACACCAGCGAACAGTCTCAGGCCGCCCAGGCCAATGACGCTGCCGCTCTTGCCGCAGCGGCTTCCGCCATGGCCGCCAACGCTCCGACAAGCCATCCAGGAAGCATCGTCTCCCCCGGCGCATTCGGACAACCGGGCAGTGGTGAAAAAGGCTCAGTAGCACTGGGCGGATCGACGGTGGCGGCTATGCCGGGTGGCGGCGCGATAATAGGAGGGTCGAGCTTTGGTGGACGGACAGCGACGCCCGGTGCGCCCAGCGCCCCCCCTGGTGACATTGTTGATTGGTCGCCCAGTCCAAATGTCGATGATTACGGAAATCCAATTAGTGAAGATAGTGATTTCGCCCACCAAGGATGGGGGGCATTGGATCGAGCAATGACGTTTTCTCCCAATCAGCCATCTATGGCGCGCAGCACTCCATCGTTTGCGCGCAGCACTCCATCGTTTGCGCCGGTTGCTCCGACCGCACCGGGCATACCAAGCCTCGGTGCTACCCCGACCGGCGGCTTCAGCGGCTTCGGTGGCTTCAGCGAGGGCACCCCCGGCGGCTATGCGGGCGGCCCCGGCAGCACGGCCGGCTTCGGCGCCGGCTATAGCGGCAGCTCCGAGATGGGCAACACGCAGGGTGCGCAAGGCTTCACGACCGGCGCGTTCAGCAGCGGTGCGGCGCAGGGTTACAGCACCGGCTTCAACGAAGGCATGGCGACAATGGCGGCTGCGATGAGCAGCGAAGGTGTCGGCCAGGGCAGCACTGGCGAAGGCGTCGGCGGCGCGACCGGCGAAGGTGGCGGCGCGAGCGGCAGCAGTGGCGGCACCGATCCTGGCGGCTCGCCTGGAGGTGTCGGCTGATGTTGCGCTTCGTGTACGGCAAGGACGAAGTCGTCGCGACAGCGGTGTCGCGCATGGTGCCGAACTGCGAGCGCGGCTTCGGCAAGTGCGCGGCGATAGGCGTCATCGACGAAGGCGGCGCGCTGATCGCGGGCATCGTCTTCCACAATTGGCAACCCTGGGCCGGCGTGATCGAGCTGAGCGCGGCCGCGCTGCCCGGCAAGCGGTGGCTCACGCGCGAGACGATCCGCTGCATGTACAGCTACGTGTTCGACCGCTGCGGATGTCAGCTGGTGATCAGCTGCGTGCCGGCGAATGACGAGCGTGTGCTGCGTCAGCTCGCGGCTGGCGGCTACTCGTTCGTGCGCGTGCCGAGGCTCTACGGGCGCGAGCGCGATGCCGTGCTCTGCATGCTGACCGAAGAGGATTGGCGCGCGAACAAGTTCAACGCGGCGAAGGAGCCGCTCGCCACCGAGAAGGAGGCCGCGTGATGCCGTATTATGACAATTATGGTGGTGGCGGCGATGCGCGCGACCGCATCACCCAGGCGCTGCTTCAGGTGCAGAACCCGCCGCCCATGACGCAGATGCCGCCGCCGCCGCCGATGCCACAGATGCCACAGAACCTCGGCGGCGCGTCGCCGATGGCGGTGCCGCAGGCTGCGTCGATGACGCCGGGCACGCCTGGAGCGCCGGGCCAGCCGTCGCCCATGCTCGCACCGTCGCCGATGGCTGCGGCCGGCGCGAGCAATCCGCTGCTGCCGAGCACGATGCCTGGAGCACAGCCATCGCAGCTGGGCGCACAGCAGTCGGCGGCCATGCCGACGCCGCAGCAATACTGAGGGAAGCGCGATGTCGTTCTTCAAGCCCGATCCGCCGACGCCGCCGAACCCGGTTCAGGTCGCGGGCGCGCAGACGTCGACCAACATCGGCACGGCGACAGCGAATGCGTTCTTGAACAACGTGAACCAGATCACGCCGCAGGGCGAACTCAACTACGATCAGACCGACACGTATACGTTCACCGATCCGAACGACGGCAAGACCTACAACATCCCGCGCTTCACCGCGACGCAGTCGCTGTCGCCGGTTCAACAATATATCTCCGACCTGCAAGGCGAGACGCAGACCAATCTTGCCGAGATGGCGAAAGGCCAGAGCAGTTCGCTGCAAAACATGCTGGGCACGCCGTTCGATCCGTCGCGCGGCGGCAACTTCGATCCGGCGTCGTATCTCGCGAACTATGCCGACGTTCGCAACGCCGCGACGGCATCGGGTGAGAACCCCTACGATTTTGCGTCCCGTCATTATCAGGAGTTTGGCCGGGACGAAGGGCGTGTCCCCGGCGCGACCAATGCACCGGGTGCGGGCCAAGCAAACTGGCTCGATGAGGTTGGTTTCGCGCGCGGCGACATCGCGGATGTCGGCACGCAGCAGCGGGGATTTGGCGACGCTGGTGCGATCAGGCGCGGCTACGGTCCCGAGGATAACTTCAGCGCCGACCGGCAGCGCGTCGAGCAGGCATTGTTCGAGCGCGTCAACCCGCAGCTCCAGCAGGACGAGGCGCGGCTGCGCCAGCAGCTCGCCGACCAGGGCATCCGCTACGGCTCGCAGGCTTACGAAGATGCGATGCGCAACTACTCGAACCGCGTCACCGACACGCGCCTCGGCGTCACCGAGAAGGGCGGTGTCGAGCAGCAGCGCATGATGGACATGGCGGCGAGGGAGGCCGG